TATCCTTGCCTCATTTATTAAATGTTCTACAAGGTTTTCTAGCTGTGCCACTCTAGCAACTAGGTTTTCCATATTAAGCCTACGTTCGAAACACTCATTATCGTTAGAATTAGGTGGCATAGTATCACCAAAAGGCTTTAGGCGATAGGGTCGCCGTTAATAGCATCAACTTGAGCAGCTAATTCAGTATTCTGAACAACAGAAGCCAAGATAGCTTCTTTATCAGCTGCGATTTCTGCTAACAAAGCATCTGCACCAGCTACGTCGCCAAGAGCTAGTAACTGACGTACTTCTTTTACCAATAAGTCGAAGGAAGCATTCTGTGATGCAATAGCATCTGTGATACCTGCGATTTCTGTTTTAATATCTGACAAAGTAGCCATGTTTATACCTATAAAGTTAAGTTTTGTTACTAAAATATCTAAGTCTTCAACTGAAGCATTAGAAATGTTTACACTTATATCCATAAAATACCTCTTTATGGGATGTTAATGTCTTGAAGCTTTAAAGTTACCAAGACAAAATAACTTTTACCTACTTACACTGTATACCTAGCATTAAACCAAGTTTAGTTATATCTGAAAGCTCATCGTATCGCGCGTCAGTAGGTAAAACTTGTGGAGAACATTCTACTCTGGTAAGACCGAGAGTTCTATAAGAACTACAAGAAGAAACAAGGACTAAAAGAAGTATAGTTATCCGAAAGCGCAATGTTAAATACCTACTTTTTCAGATGTTCCCAAGGTAAAATACGTGTTTCCAACAACAGCTAAAGTAGCCAGCCCATAGGAAATGGCATTTAGCTGTTGTTCTGTTATCTCGATGCCGATAAATTGAGCAGCTATACCTAGAATAAGTAAGAAAGGGTTCATAAGAAGTTGTACATTCTTCCACATAGCAGGGTCTTTAAGACTTTCACCTGCTTTCAACACCCGACCTGCTGCAAATAGTTTCTCAAGTAGACTCATATAGTCTGATCTCCTAGATAAAATAATTAAATTAATATACTATGTAAGTAAATAGATACTTAAAGTCTGGTTTATGCCGCACTTGCTATATAATGTTTTATGCTATCAACAATCAATAAATTTCCAGTGTCATTAGGATGCACGCCGTCTGCTGTTGTTCCTGCTAGAAAATTAACTTGACCATTCTCATCCGTAATACCACTAACAGAAGTTGCTATATCAACCGTTGTTACTTCTTCACCTGCGTAACTTAATACCTCTGAATTAAACACGGTACGTTTTGAATCAGTAGAATTGTATGCTTTTGTTGCTGGATTAGCAGGTATCCAATTGGCGACAATTGGTACAATACCGCTTTCATTGCACTTTCTTTTCAAATATGACATAACCTGTTTGCATACGCTAACCTGTAAATCGGTTATAGTAGTAGAAACGATATTTGGCGATCCAGAAGGTAAAATACACAAATCAGGTATGATTCCTGCTGTAACTAGCTCATCAACTTGTGTTTTGTATTGTGCTGGAGTAGCTGTAGACCAAGCTACATTGGCAACCTCGAACGGTATTCCAGTTATGTTTTGGGAATACTCTGCGGCAGGCACATGAAAACCCTCACCTTTTATTGTCCCCCATCCCGAGAATATAGAATCTCCAACAACAGCAACAGTAATTACTTTACCACGAGCGATATACTGAACACCTATAATCGGAGATTGAGAACGATTAGTTGTATCAGTAAATAAGGCCGAGTTTGAAACACAATCGCCGTTGTTATGGCGCATAATCCATTTACGATTAGCTCTAGTTGCCCATCCAGTGTATACATCAGACGAACCATTACCAGCGATTGAAATAGACCCCGCGGTTGTAATATAGGCATCAAATACAACCAATGCACCAGAACCTCCATCGGTGCGAGGTATGCTTGATATATCTACCCAATCGCCAAGTAAAAAACTTTTTCCGGTTGCTGTAGCCGCCACAGGAACTACTCCAGACGACGGCAATGTTACTGTAGTAGCGCCTATGGAACCAATATTGTCTGTAGTAGCTCCAATCGCTCGTACATTACATGATGCTACTATATAAGTAGCAGACGTTGAGCCATTGGCGAATATAGGTCTTACAGCATCAAACCCCTCTGCTGCAATTTCGATAACTGCTCTAAATGTTTTTATAGTCGTATTATCAAATGTTCCCATACGACCAGCTATAATTCGTGTTCCTACGGATTGTTTATTTTTTACTAATGGTGACGCATTTCTCCGATATATACCGTCAGATACATAAACAACACCACCTATCTGACAAGTACCAACTCCAAACTCAGCGGCTGTTGGTCGCTCGGCTATAGACGAATATATACTAATACCTATATTAGTATCTTCATTACTCTCTGCTATAGCCTTACTTACAGCTCTAGCTAAACTATCGACATTATGATATTGTATACTCATGTTCTATTGTTGGTTAATTGTATATACAAAAGTTCTAGAAAGTGGCATATTACCAGTTTTAACCACTTGGTTAGTTAGTTGAAACGAAGTAACTCCGTTAGGAATAGCCGCTACAACAACTCCGGTTCGTTCTGTATCGAAAGCCTCCGAGACTAAAGTAACCCCCTGAGTAGCTTCCCAAGCGGAAGATAAGATGATTTCATCGTAAGATATGAATAGATCATATGAAATTGCTTTAAAAACTGCCTGCCCAGACGTTACCCGTTTAATATCCCAAATCGAAGGAGCCTCTCCAGCTAAACCAGTTGTTACACACTTATAGTAATACCCATTAGCTACAGCTGGCCGCATTATAGAATCTTTTAAATAGATACTATTTGGCACAAATACAGGTGCTCCCCAAAATACTTCTATAGGAGTAGTATCTTGAGGGTCTATATAACCTACTGTGACCAATGGGCCTTTTAATGTAGCTGAATAAGTTTGCATAAGCTTAAGCTATGGTAATTGCACCGGCTGCGTTGAAGTCAATGAGGAATGTTTCGGCGTTCGCAAGAGAAATAGAGGAACCATAATCCGCGTAGCCGATAAGTTCTTTATTAGTCGCGGTATCATTATATAACGCCACATATCGGAATGGGCCTACTGCGCCTGTAGCAGTTAGAGTTAAGTCTACAAGAACCAGCGAATAAGTACCTGAAATCTGAGCGGAAGATGTAGTTATTACATTAAATGGTGTAGCACCAGAAAGATTTGTAGCAGCTAAAGGAGAAACTAAGTCTGTATAAACACCATTAGCAGCAGAAGGAGCCGTGTTGGTAAGAGCCACTTTTAGTTGATCTGCTCCAAGATTATGTTTCTTCTCAGCTAGAGCTTCTACAAAAGGTTGAAATTTATTAAATACTGCCATTTTATATCTCCAGTTAGGATTGTATTGTAAAAGAATTAGGTGTAACTTGTATAACTATCTGCCAATTAGCTTCTGCTTTAACAACAGACTGTCCGGGTTTTATAAGATTAATTATAGAAGATGAAATTGTATAATTAACTGCGTCGAGAGCAAAGATTCTATTAACTAACATCGTTGCATCAGCGTTACTTATAGCATAGCTTTGTGAATCTATTGTCAGACTATAGTTATTTACATGTGAAAAACTTAAGGTTATGTTAGCAAAGCTAGAAGTGAGACTTCCAGTATCAATTGGTAACGCCAATCCACGAAGTAGATTTATTGGTATGCCTGATAAAGTATAATCCCCTGCTTCTGCTTGAAGTACTCGGTTAAATAATAGATTCGCCGCAAGCATATCAAATGTATAAACCATTTGATCTACTGTAAGCAGATATGCACCAGCCGGAGTATAGGTTAATACAACATCTTGTCCAAGATAGGTGAAACTTCCAGCTCCTACAGAAAGGATTCGAGAAGCTAACAAGTTAGCATCGGCTTGAGTAAGACTATAAGCTCCTTGCTCTACTTGTATAGTTCTATTAAACAATAAATTACTTGCAGATAATGTAAGTGTATAACTTCCAGACTCAAATGAAGCAAGTCTTTGCGTTAACAACGCTGCATCTGTACCTGTTATTATATATATACCTTGATCTACTACAAAAGTATAGTTTCCAACTGTAGTTTTGGACAATGTAACATCGGCAAGACCAAAGGTATAACTTATTTGATCGGTAACAAGTTTACGATGTAATGTAAGGTTTAAGTCTGTTCCAGTAAGAGTATAACTTCCAGCATCAACAGGTAAGACTCTATGAAAAAATAACGAAGTATCTGTTCCTGTTAGAGTATAATTTGCCTGGTCTGTTTGCAAATATCTATTATATGCTAGTGTAGCATCTGTTAAAGTTTCTGTATAAACTACCTGGAGATTTTCTAAATATCTATTAAGTAATAGATTACTTGTTGCTAGTAATAAAGTATAAGAACTTTGCTCTAATATAAGATTATATGTTTGTATAGATGCAAACTGAGGATATATAATCTGCGATTGATTTTTAAATATCTGCCAAGGGTTTTTACCTAGAGACCGTATTTCATCGTCAGTTAAGGCGGAATTAAAAGCAAGTGTTAGATTTGTTACTCCGTTGGTATTGCCCCAACCTCCAAACCCACCACCACCACTGACAGAAAAAATTGTTGCAGTAGAATAATAAATAGACTTACTAGAATCTACACCGCTTACCGTTGAAGAAAATACGTCGCCTGACATAATTTGAATGACACCGTTGGCTCTACGCATAATATAAAGCCGTGGTGTATCATCGACAACAGATGCGATTTGTACAATCGTTTCCGCAACGGTCTGTAGAGATGCTGATGCATACCCACTAGTGTAAGTTAAATTCCCGAGCGCATTAACTGCAAAATAGACATGTCGCCTATTTGGGTTATCAAACTCGTAATTGTTTGTTATCGCAATGTCGAACGCTTTTACAGCTGTTGAGTATTTACCAAAAAAACCTATGGTAAAATCTCCATACCCATCGCCTGAGCTAGTAACTACTTTTGATTCTGTTGTTAATCCAAGCGAACTTGTAGCTAGTACTGTAGTACCAACACCAATACTATTTGTTGTTTTATAACAATCGTTAAAAGTAAGTGTTTTACCTGTCGCGTGGTCATATCCTCCTATAATTGCATGACATAATCCTTTGCTCAGCCATTTGTTAGATAGTTTTATCCCACCCTGCGGCTGCCGATTATTTGCTAAGTCGGGCCAAATTAAATCAGCAATGTCTATAGGATTAGTAGACATTTTTATTATACGTCAGTAGACACTACGCTTTGAGGGCGCCAGTAGACAGTGTTTGCTGATGCCGCTAGTACAACACCGCCCTTATTTCTAAAACCAAATTTGTATTTACCACTAGGCAATGGGATATTAGTTAATATCATCTTTTGTGCAGCAGTGCCACCACTGGTGTTTACTGAGCCTACAAAGTGATTAAAGTTTTCCGTCTCATCGGCTGTTCCGGTTGTCCACGTAGGATAATTTGTACCATCTACAGTCGGTATTACATATACTTCAAAAGTTGATCCTGCTGTAAATGCTGCTGAGCCAAGCTCTATATAGATATCAGCTAGCATGTATTTATTAGTTGAGTTATCTATCTCATCAGATAAACTTGTCCAGCCACCGCTAGCTAATGACGTTAGTGTAGTGCCGCTAGCCCATGTGACTGCTGCTGCCGTTGCTAGATAACCGGATTTTTTGATTGTAAATGTTGTCATTATTTTTTACCTTATGGATTTAGTGCTAGTATTACATCCTTTTCACTTAAACCAGTAACAACTATATCTCCCGGATTTGCACTAGTACCAGTACCAGTTGCAAATAATTTTTCTATTCTAGTTGCTGGACGTTGAATAGCTGCTTTTATAGCCGCCCAACCTCCGGCTCTAGTACCTAAATTTATATCACTAGGTATAGATGACGCAGCATCTTGTAGACCTACGCGAATATTAGCTTTGCCAGTCGATACAACTGATGACATACCAGAACCAGAAAGAAGCATTTGTAGATTGAATTGTTTACCTTGACATGCAAGTAATTGATTTAATGTATTTTGTAAAGCAATTGCATCTAAAGAGGTGACAGGATTAGCAGGAGTAAAGTTAGCCCATATAACACAATCTTGAATTTCAGCTACTGGAGTTTGTTGTTTCCAAACTATAAAACCAGCAGTATTAGATGAGTTATACCAATCTCTAATAAGTGTTGTTTGCCCGTTAGCTCGATATTCAACTAAAGTTACATCTGTCTCTGCAAACAAGGCTGTTTTGAAGATTGCTGCTTGTTCTGTAGTTAATGCCATTATATAGACCTATAGTAAAGTATTAAACTAGAAAGTTGATACAATTATTTAGCAAAATCTTATAAAAAATTCATCTTTAGATAGACTTATGCTATTCTTTAATATATAGTAGCATTAATATAAACCTATTGCAAGGCAGTTTTCTTACTAAATTATTAACATTATGAATGAATCCGACAAAAAACCAGTAGTTTTCATAAATCCATACGATAAGGTTAGTCCGGTAACATTAGCTAGTCTTATAAATCGTAGTCCTACTCTATTATACCAGTGGTCTGCTGCTGGACGACTTCCTAACTTTAAAGATCAACCATTTTCTTATATAGAATGTCTTGATCATCTAGTAACTCATCTTGTAAACAATGAAGAAAGTAAAAAATTAAAAGTACAAGAGGAAATAAGAATAAAAGAGGAACTATATAAACAACGTGGTGAAACTAGAGGCCGTAAGTTTGCAGATATAAATACGGATGACGATAGTAATATACATCCTCTTGTAGCCGCGAAACTTAAACAAAATGTTAAGACCGAGTATGCTAGAGAAGCACAACTTTGGCAAGCTATAGCTATAAAGAATGGGGAATATGTTAATTTTAACGATAAGCTTAATATTCTTGAGCCATTTATATTGCAGATTCGCGATCTTCTTCTTGGTATAGCTATAGATTTTCCAGAAACTCAGATGGTTATAGATGAAGGTATGGAAAATTTATATAATTTAGGCATGAAAATTCTAGAAGAAACTAGAGAAGATAGGGAAGCATTCGTAGATGCTATGCTTGCAAAGGAAGTAGAGAAAGATGCTTGAGAGAGACTTTAATAACATCTCAGAGAGAGTCTTATTAGGAATTCTTCTTTCTAGATTTAAAAAAGCTTCTAGGGATTCTACCATAGAATGGACAGAATTACATAGGACATTATCTTCGGAAGAATCTGCTATAAGAGGTAAGTTTAGAACAGACCGAACTCCGGCATTTACCTATATATACCATGTATGTGATAATGGATATATACATATCGTAGGTATGATGAAATCCTCGCAGATTGGAGCAAGTGAGCTTGAGAATAATATAATAGGACGGAGACAGGACTTAGACTCATGCCATACTGTGGTATTCTTTCCTGGTACTACGTTATTAAAAGAGTTCTCACGTAAACGTTTTCAACCTTTCTTTGCTGGATGTAAAGTTCTAAAGGATAAACTTAATATCGGAGTAGCTAAACCACCACATGATTACTTTACATTTCCAGGCGGAAGTGTATCATTAAAAACTCTTGGTTCTATACAGTCTGTCTTATCTTCTCCAATCCCATTTTGTATTCTAGAAGAATTCGCACAGGTAAAGTCTGATGTAGCAAAACAAGGAGACCCATTAGGACTTGTACAGGGAAGACAAAAGAGTTTCTCTATAGGACGAAAGAAAATCCTTGGATTCTCAACTCCTACATTCAAAGACTATTGTAATATGGAGAAACTTTTCAATCGAGGTTTTCAACTTATATTTAAAGCACGTTGTCATGTATGCGAAGCCTTAGTTGAAATGTCTGGTTGGACTATGGAGCAAGCGATACATTATGACGAATATCCAGATAGATACATCGATGATAAGTATGGTAAATACAATCCAGATAGTGCAACGTTTGTTTGTATATCTTGTCATCATCCTTGGAGTTTCGAAGAGAAATCAGATAATATAAAAGCCGGTCTAGACTATGGTTTCGTAGATGATTGTGGAGAATTCACCTATGGTTGGCATCCAAGAAACGAAGTTAAAGATGTTATAACTATAACAGATTATAAAATTCTTGAGCCAAGTATAGATAAAATCGGTCTTCGTAAAGAACTTAGAACGAATAAGACTTCGCTTATATATACATTCCAACATCCAGAGATTCTAGCATGTTTCGAAGCAACTTCTAATGCCCGTGTACTAGCGGCTAAGAAACTTGAAGCAGATATAGCAGTTGAAAAAGGAGATGAGACTCTTGCAAAGGATTGGTATAACAATAGTCTTGGTTTACCATATACTTCTGGTATAACTGCTATAGAAGCAGAAGAGATGAAGACATTCAGAAAGAATTATCCAGAAGAAGTTGTACCTATGGAAGCATTGAGACTTACAGCAGGTATAGATGTTCAGGATAATAGATTTGCTATAGTCATCAGAGCTTGGGGAAGGAATAACAATTCTTGGCTTGTTAAATGGACAGAGTTATTTGGTAATGTACTTGTACAAGAAAGAGAAGAAGGTACAAATGAGTTCCTCGGTGTATGGAAGGAATTATGGGATACTCTAGTAACTAAAGAATTTATTCATGCCTCTGGTAAACCTATGAAAATATCTGCTATCTCTATGGACTCGGCAGATAATACAGAACTTGTATATAAATTTGTACTTGCTGCTGCAACATATCTTGCTCGTGAGGGAAGATATATCTTCGCTACCAGAGGTACTAGAGACCTTCGCTATAGCGAAGATGAAATATACCAAGACCCTTCAACAGCAGATTTGTATAGAACCGATCGAGCCGATAGAAAGACATTAGCTGAAACTATGGGGGTTCCTTTATACTATCTCGGTGCACATAGAGCACATGAAGAAATACTTCGTAGGGTGGCTTTAAATAAGAATAAAGAAGCACGAAGTAACATGTACTACCACAATGAACAGAGTTATTCTAACTACGAAGAACAGATGACTTCATGTAGGAAGATTATAGATGTAAATTCTTCTTATAGTAAAAGTGTATTTAAACTTATACCGGGTAAACGTAAAGAAGCTATGGATGCAGAAAAGAATGCCTTACATAGTGCTTATGCTTTAGGATTACGAAACTACTCACACGCTGATTGGGCGGCATTGGAGAAATATTATTATGGCTGAAATGACATTAGCTGAAGCAGAACTACAACTTACACAGGTAAATATTGCTATACAAAGTCTTATATCTGGTACAAGAATCAACGAGTTGAAACTCGGTTCTGCTGAGTTTTCCCGTTGGTATAAGTATGGAGATGTTACTTTAGAAGCTTTGACAGCATATAGAAGTGAATTGCAAGCAATTATAGCTGCACTTGTACCTGTACCACAAGCTATCTTTAGAACAAATGCTTGTATTCCATTAGTTGTCCGTAAAGGAGTATGTTAATGACTACAGAAGAAAATATATACTATAATAGTGTTACGAATATAATACCTGCATTTGAAGGCTCCGCTGGAAATTATCGTATAGGATTAAGAGGTTTATTTAATGGACAAGCAGATACACTTGCCGCACGCGAGTTACGTTATCTTCAGAATCGTTCGGCGCATATATGTAGAAATAACGGTTACGGTAAAACAGCTTTAAAGAATTGGGTTACTAATGCTAATCATATAAAGGTTGTATGGAAGGATGGTAAAGGCAACTCACATAAAGTAATGCAAAACTATTGGGATGAGTTCTGTGAGAATCCATCTTATGATGGAGTAGGCGATATAAAGACCTTCCAAGGTGTGTCTAATGCTTCATTATTTATAACCGGTAACAGCCATATAAGAAAATTAATTGTTCGTGAAGGTAATAAGAACATAGTCCCGTTGAAGCTTCAGCTTATACCAAGTATACTTCATGATATAATGTATACAGGAAGTTATACTTCAGATGCTACGAAGTTCATTGCCTATGGTATGACTTTTAAGAATTCCATTCCTACGGAGTATCATTATACTAAAGGTATTTTGGAACAAGAGAGCTATGCTCCAGCAGCCATGCATACAACTGTACCAGCTTCTGAAATAATCCATACATTTATACGAGAAGAACCAGGTCAATGGCTAGGAATACCATTGTTATCGTCTGTATTACTTTCGCTGTACGCCTTAGATGACCTTGTAACAGCTACTATAAGTAAACAAAAGGCTGCACAAAGTATAGCTGTTATCATTGAGAAGACCAATTCTGCTATGACGGTTTTACCAGTAGGTACTGTACAGGAGAACCTTGACCCTACAGATACTGAAACTCCAAAGATACATTATAGGAATAATCCAGAAGAGTCACAGACGTTATATTTAAATAAAGGAGAAGCTGCGAAGATATTTCAAGGAGCTGATATTGGAAATAATTTTGGAGTATTACTTGAGCAAGAACTTCGTAAGATAGCTACAACAGCTGATGCTTTATATCATCAACTTACTGGAGATACAGCAAATCTAAATTATAGTTCTCTTCTAGGTCTTGCTATCCAGCATCGAAACAGATTGGAGTATCTACATAATTTCCTTTTTATCCCTCTTCGCGAGAAACCTATAGCGAAGGCTTTTAAAGAACTTGCCGTGCTATATAACAGTAAATGTTCTAGTGCAATACCGTATTTTCAGTTGCCACGTTGGAGAGGTATAGATGATTTGAAAGATGCTCAATCAGATATATTGGAACTACAGAATGGTTTGACCACTACTGATTATGTATTAGCTGAGCGAGGATTTACTATGGAACAGATACAAGCAGATAAAGTAAATAGAAAGATTTTTGAAGATATGGGTATTATACTTAATAACTCTGCAAGCAATCCTTCTATGAATCAAGCTGATAATACACAGGCTAATAGCAATAGCCAAGGTGTTTAGAGTATTTAGTGTGCTTATATAAAATTACATTAATAAGTATCTTGACAAGTGTCTTGCTCTTATGGGATAATTCAGCAACAACTACCAAAGGTTTACAATGATTATTGAAAATCTGCATGGTGAAGAACTTTTCTCGTATCTACGAGTAAATAAATCATCACTTATCGAAAATAAAAAATCCAATCTTAAACTTTGCGATTCTGTAAAAGCAACTGTAGAAGTTTCTCCAAGAGAACCTAAGACAGCTACTACAAAGGACGAAGGAGAAGAATCCACTGACTCTCCCACCTATAAAGATAGTATAGATGTTACTATTGTATGTAATACTGCTAATCTTATAGATAGTCATATGGATATGTTGACCGATGATGCCTATACAGAAAGTATTAAACGCAGAGGAAATACAATACCTCATCTCTTAGATCATGTCCATTCTGCTGTAGGACATATTGGGGACGTTAACAAGGTTTATACAAAGTCTATAGCTCTTTCTGATCTTGGTCTAGACTCAGAATGTTCTACAACTGCTTTAATAATGGAATCATCTATTCGTAAAGACTATAATACTAAAGCCTTTGAGTTCTACTCTAAAGGAAAGATAAACCAACATTCTATAGGTTTATCTTATGATGAAATCAATCTTGCTATAAACTCTTCACACGAAGATGATAAAAAAGCTAAAGAAATATGGGATAAATTTTATCCTAAAGTTATAAATAAAGATATTGCAGATAAGAGAGGATACTTTTGGGTAGTACCTAAAGTAGACATACGTGAAAATAGTGCTGTTCTATTTGGAGCAAATCCTCTTACACCTACTTTATCTGCAAAAGGTGAGGCTCTGCCTCTTAAAGATTTAGATATACAATCTAAAGATGTAACAACAACCCCCCAACAATTAGAAGGTACAACTATGGCTATGACCTTAGAAGAAGCTATGACTAAGCTGTTCGAAAAGGACGCAGAGTTACAAGCTATTAAAGCCTCTACTTCTTTGGAAGTAGCTAAGGCTGTTAAATCTGAAGTTAGTAGGATTAAAGGTATTTTAGAAGCCGCTAAGACTTTTGAAGTAGAAAATGATTCTGCTATTAAATTTATCGATCTCGGTGCATCTATTGATACTGTAGTAGCAAGTTTTGAGATTGTAAAAGCATCAAAACAATCTGCAACGCATGTAGATACTCATGAAGGTAGTAGAACACCTTTAGGTAAAAGTGATGTTCCAAAAGATAGTTCTTTTTTAGCTGGTCTTGATGAAGCTATTAAATCTGTAGGTTCCACTGAACAACTTTTTGTAGGAGTTAAATAATGTCTAGTAATGGAGGTTGGCTTGCTTATACAGACTATAGCCCTACGGCTATTTTTTCACGTGCAGAAGATAGAAAATCAAGAGCTGCTACAATTAAATCTGGTCAGGTATTGAAAGCACTTAGTTTTCTAGAATCTGACTCAGATGGTAAACTTATAGCTTATGGTGGATTCACCGAAGCCGCACAAGTTACATTCGCAGCTACTGCAAATACTGAAACTTTAATTCTTGGCGGTCTTACTTGGACTACTGGTTCTGGTGGAGCTACTGCTGCTCAATTGGCTACTGCTTGGGCTGCTATTGATGTAGGTGATACTGCTTCTGCGGCTACTACTAAAATTCAAGCATTGTCTCCGGCTATTCCTTCTACTGTTGGTACTTTTAGTTCTGGAACTTTAGCAGGTTGGGAAACTGAAGCAGTCCCTGGTTCTACTACTAAGGTAAACTTTCGTTCTACTGCTCCAGGTACTAATCCTACTGATTTAGCTGATACTGGTACTGCTGCTAATCCTACTATAGTTATTGTAGCTGGTGATACCACACAATCTAAGATTGCAGGAGTTTTAGCTTATGACGTTAATGCCACGAGCTCTGACGTAGATGCTGCTATTTATACAGAAGGTGCTTTCTGGTCTACTGCTCTTATATGGGCTGTTGATGTAGCACAAGACGTAGTTACCAATACTGATGGTACTACAACTGCTGTTACTTCATATAACACTGGTTGCGCTGGTACATCTGCTGCGAGTAACTTACTTAAACAGAAGTTTCTCGAAGGTAGTGAATTTTCTATAGACATTCCTAAAGCAGGAGAGGTATACTAACATGGCTGAGTTCTTAACACCATATCAAATGAGTAAAGTATTAAGTGGGGTTATACCAGCTAATAGAACAGCTAGACCTAACTTTTTACAAACTTGGTTCGGACGTGTAGAGTATCGGGAAACTGAAACTGTAAACTTCGACAAAGAGTTCCAATCTAAAAACACTGTAGCGATGTATGTAGCACCTTCTGTAGATGCTCCTATTGTTAAACTACAAGGTTACGGAACACAAGAACTACGCTTTGCATATGTCAAAGAAGGTCTTGTATCTCCTGGTTGGGAAGAAATTAACTCTAGACAATTAGGACAACAGTTCGGCCAAGTAGATGTAATGGCTAATTGGATTGCTAATATTCGTAAGAAACTTGCTCAAACAGAATTTAACTTCGAAAATCTGTTCGAGTTAAACGCAGCTAATATCCTTGTATATGGTACACATACCGCAAGTTCTGCCTTACATCCTACTGTAGTATATGATTTCGGTAGAACAGTTGTTACTACTTCAGCAGCTTTTGATACTGGTTATGTACCTGCAGTTGACTTGACTACTTTAGATAAAGGCGGTGTAGGTGCTAGAGCATGGTCTGTAGCAGGCGGTGAACCGTATCTGGATTTAATCACCGCTTGCAATACTGTTAATCGTAGAAGTTCTGTAGAAGCAGTTATCATGTCTAGCAATGCTTGGGCAAAACTAGAAGCTGACATTACTGCTAACTATGCGACTGCTGCTGATACTACTATTGCTGTATTGAATAGAGTTCAATTAAAAGTAACTCCTGTAGTTGAAGCATATCAAGATTTGAACTTCCGTAGAAGTTTGGCTATTGGTAATGGTACTTTTGTAGATATTTATACCTACGAGGCAATTTATCATAATCGTGATACTGGAGCAGAAACAAAGTATATCCCTGATGGTTATATGTTAGTATTACCTTCTAAACAAGCTGGTATTAAAGTATATGGCCGTATTATGCACCCTGATGCTGGTTACTCTGCATTGCCTAGATATATCAACACTTGGAAAGATCAAAAGTCTGGTATTCAAGAATCAGAAATTCATATGAATTACCTGATGGGTCATACCGATATTGATTCAGTAGTTAGTTGGAAAGTTATGTAAGTAAACTTAGTATAGAAGGGATAGAGTATATCTATCTCTTCTATATTTTATTGAGATTTATCTATGAGTTTTAAAATAACTTTTGGAGATGATTGGGAGAAACTACGTAAGTCTATTAAAACAGATGAGACGGTACGTAAAATTGTTCCTGACGTTACGGTAGCTATTTTAAAACTGCATAATACTCTTGAACGTAGAGTTGGAGACTTGTTTAATATACCTTATCCTCTAGGTAATGTAATGATAGGTTCTTCGAAGAGTCCGGCAGAGCTTGGCAATACATTTCTAAGATATAATCTTCAATATAGAGATAAGAAAGTGCCTCTGGTACAATATCCTTGGATCGAGACTCCAAGTACAGCCAAATCTTTTGCACCTCTTCGTAAAGTACCTTTAGGTTCAGTGCATTGGAAAGAAGGAGAATGGTCTAAGGATATATATACACGTATACGTAAAGGTTCTACCCCTTCTCGCGCTCGTAGAGGTGGAAACTTTAGTAAACTACGAGGTTTCTTTACAGGTACTAATATTAAAGCTCGTGAACAAGAAGATACATGGTTGGTAAAACCAGATAAAGATATTGAAGGCACTCGCGCACCTTATAGTATTCTATACGGGCCAAGTTTAGCTACTTTAACATCTAAAGTTTATGATGTAGATAAAGAAGTTGCTGTTGCGGCAGATAGACTACAAATGGATATAATAGAAGCTATTGTAAGGAGTTATAATGCTTGAAACAGAAGAACAAATACAGACTACATTGAATCTTACTGGTACATTAATGTCCTTCGAGGCTTTTGATATTCTTGGAGTTCTATCCTTTCACACTGAACGTTTATATAGTCAAGAGATTACAAACTATATAGTAGAACAACAAGATTGGGTAGTACATTGTAGTACATATGATTGTGTTAGAAATGAAATATCTGAGGACGATGAATTTACTATAGAAGATTTGACATATATGTATACTTTTCGATTAAATAGTAAACCTATCCCATATGCCGACGGTTGGTCAAGACTGCGATTGAACCTTATCTCGAAGGTGGAACTGTGATAGACATACAAGTTGTCGTAGATAGACTTAAGTCTCAACTATCATACACTGTAGAACTATCGAGAGATACGGAAATAAACACACAAGATTTATCTACTCTTCCTATAATTTATGTAGGATATGCTTCTTTAGATACTAAGAACCCTAATGCAGCTATAGCATTATCATATCTTGATGAGAATGGTGAAGATATGGTGCAGACATTTGATTTAAAGATTGTCTCTACTATAGCAGACCTCTCGGTTGTTGTACGTAACGTACATAAGGCTATCAATGGCTTCACTCCGATTCCTTCGGACAATACTTCTTTTACTTCTTGTTTTTCATTCGCTCAAGGTGGAGTTATAGGTTTATCCAATGGTAAAATATGGTGGGTAAGTAGATACCGAATAGGTATGCCTACTATAAATGTTATTTTTTAATTTTAATATAATATAGGTAATATTATGGCTAGCGGCACATATACAGATACGGATTATATTCCTACTGGACAAGAAACACAACCAATTCCTTCTACTTGTGCCAATACTCTTGGTTTCGTAGAAACTATACAAGAATCATCTACCGAAGCTGAGGAAGTCTAATGGCTATAACTAAATTTCATGAAAAGAATCAAACATTGTTTGTACAAAGACAAACAACTGAAGGTACGCCAGAAATAGTAGGTAGTTTTGTAGCTGGGGATGCTTTAGCTGCATTAAGCATGGATGGTTCAGTTACGACAGAAACTGCTAGTTATACTTATCTTGGGGATGCAACATCACGTGATGAGTTTACCTACCAAAAAGATCAATATGCTGACTTTACAATAGAAACACCACAACAGGTACTTGGTACTCTTGCTGGTGGTGCAAGTGCTGATGCTACTCCATCTAAAGCATTAAGTATGCTTTATCAAGCTTCTGGCGGTAATGTAAGTGTATTTGCTACAGCTAAAGGCAGTTTTGCCGCTGGAACAGTGGTCATAGATAATACTGTTGTTTCTGACGACCTACTAACTGTCAACCATCGTAAAGTATCTGCGCAGGATGCTACAAATGACAAGAGTATTTTATATTATGATATTCGAGGCATGATGGATTTGGCTGCTAACGTAGGCGACGTACCTAAACTTAAGTTTGCTTTAAAAGGTAGTGCGGCTGCTCCTACAGCTTCTACTCATCTTGCAGCTTCATTTGGTAATCAAACTTCCGATGTATGTTCATCTGTTCAAGTATCTACTATTGTATCAGCACAGACAATTATTGCCTCTAGAGAAAATGCTACAACTTCAATTGGTGTAGCTGTAACAAATATTACTAGAGTTGGCAATATTGCAACTATCTTATGGGCTTCTGCACATTCTCTTGGAGCCAACGGTACGATTATTGCTATTGCTGTAGGTGGTGCTACTGGTGCAGATGCTGGTTTGTACAATGGAATCCAGATGTGTACAATCATCTCTACTACTAGTGCGATTTTCTGGACAAGTGCTACTCCTTCGGCTGATGCAAGTGGAACTTTAACCGCTACTAAAGGTGCTGCTGGTAAAACATTCTGTTTCTCAACTCTTCAAGCTCCTAATTTCTTTGGATTTGATTATCAACGTTATATTACTGGTTGTGAAGTGGGTTTCTCTAAGACGGCTGTTCCTACTGATATAACGGTAGGTCTATTAGAAGATCAAGCAGGTACATCTAGTTTTGATCCAGATTCTGTTCTACAGAATTTCTTCGGTGTGCAAATTAAATTTGGTACTGGAGCTGGACGTTATGTTACCTATAAATGGGATAAAGTACAGTTGACCAATGTAAAACCTGGTAAAGTAGGTTCATTCCTTGGAAGAGATACAACGTTTCGTAATACTGGTAAAGCCTTTACAATTTTAGAATAACGCCTATCTTGGGAGAGGAAACTCTCCCTTTTTTTTTAACGCCAACAGAGGATAACTAATGGCTATTATATCTATAAAACTACAATCACCAACTATCGAACTTCCTGTTAAAGCTAAAGATGCTAGCGGAACAAGAGATAATCTCTTAGTAGGATTTAAACGTTATCCTATTGAAGAAGCACAAGATAAACTTGATAATATACAAATTCTTCTAGAAGGAGCTGATAGAGTTAAAAGTCTACAATCAGCCGAGCTGGATACGTTTATAACTAATGAAGTTGTATATATTAAACAAGCAAAACTTGATTTAGACGAAAATGGTAAAGTTAGAGAATTTACTATTGCGGATACTAGACAAGTTAAACCGATCGCTGACCTATGGGAGAATGGGGATGAATGCTTAAGCGTCCTCCTTAAGATGTATTTGTCATCCGCTCCTTATAGGTTAGCACTTATTTTAGCTAGTCAAAAAGCACTTATGAATAATGACTATAGTGCGGATGAACTAAAAAACTTATAGAGGTCGGGGAAGGATTAGCAAAACAGTATATAGAATCTTCGAAAGTCGATTTATCAAAAGATCAATCTATAGCTGAAGCTTTCCCCGGCCTTAAATTTGATACTATTCCAGAGGATATGATAGAAACCTCTACCATCTATCTCTGGAATACTTCTATAAAGTTATTTAAAATTTACAAAGTTCTTAGGAACTATCTTAATAGAGATTTTGAAATGGACTCGATAATACTTCTTAAACTTATAGAAACAAACTATATGGACATAGAAGATAGTCTTTTCAAAATCTCTTATCTACATTCTGGATACTCTTCTCTTCTATTTGAATACTTAAAGGCACAAAACGATGGCTGATAATCAAAAGATATTGTCATTAAAACTATCAGTAGATGTAACTGAAGGTACAAAACTAGAGAAGGTCTTTGAAGGTCAAAAAAAGTCTCTGCAAGATACTAAAGCTCTACAAGATACTATAGTAGGTCTTGAACAAGCTAGAGCAACTGCGCTTGGAAAAAATGTCGAAGCGCAGAAGCTTTTAGAGACGAAACTTATAACAGCTAACGCTCTTATAGAGAAACAGGGTTCTAATGTAGGACTTGCTGTCTACAACATGGAACGTTCTATAGGGGTAGCGGAACGAGTTAGACAAGAGCAAGCAGCTATAGTGAAGGAACTTGATAGACAGCTTGCTATGTATAAAAACATAGCTGAATATCAACAAAAAGCTCCTGTAGGACAGGCTGGAGTAGATAATCGAGGCTATGTTCCTAATGCTTCTGGTACAGTAGCTGAGAATCGTGCTAAAGCTTTAGCAGAAGCTCAAGTTAAAGCTGGGGAAGATGCTGCAAGAGCTATAAAAGCTCAAGAAGAAGCAAGGTTGATCAATACAAGAAGTATAGCAGATCAGATTCTCAGAGAAACAGATAAAGAGACTTTGTCTCGTGTAGCTATGTATCGTAAGATGTTTGATACTATTACTGCTGAAGAAAGTAAACGTAAAGCTGCCTATCTAGGAGCAGTACAAGGAAATGCTGCCAGTCAAACAACTGTTAAAGCTCCTGTTGGATTTAATTATGCAACTGGTAATACCGCTATTGCGTCTAATACAGCTGTTGTTAATACAAATACAGCTGCTCAAAAAGCAAATGCTACGGCGGTTGCGGAAGTTACCATTGCTCATAAGAATCTCTTCATTCGTATCGGAGAAATAATCAGTATATATAGATTATATACTACAGCTATACAACTCACCGAACAGGCTTTAAAAGCTATACCTAAAGCAGGTCTTGAACAACAAGCTACGCAGGCAAGTTTGTTTGGTATATTTGGTACCGAAGAAGGTCTTAATAATATAAAGTTCATTCATGATGTGGCAATGAATGCAGGGCAGAGTCTAACTACGCTAGAACAAGCATACCGCAGATATGCTCCATCGGCTATATTAGCAGGTGCGCAGCAGAAGGAAGTAAACAAGAGTTTCAAAGAGTTTGCAGAAGTCGGAACTATATTACATCTACCAGAAGAAAAGATAAACTCTTTGTTTCTTGCTTTAGATCAGATGTATGCAAAAGGCGTTGTACAAAGTGAAGAAGTCAAGAAACAGCTTGGTAACGTATTACCTGGAGCTGTAGAAACTTTTGCTATTGCTATGGGTAAAACACCTGCTGCATTTATGGCTGCTATGAAAGCTAATGAAGTTATAGCTAAAGATGCTGTACCTAAGTTTGCAGAATACTATAGAAAAATCTTTGGCGGCCCGGATGATAGTGTTTTCAACCTTGTTAAAGATAGATTACAAAGCAATCTCTATAGATTAGAAACTGTATACACAGATTTGAATAGAAAAATCTTCCAAGATACCCAAGTAACTATGAATAATATAGTTAAAGCTTCTGTATCTATGGTAGAGAGAATTACTGAGAATCTAGAAGCAATAAAACAATCTGTTGAGATTCTTTCAAGTTTTATTATCTTACGTTTAGCCGGTGCAGCTTTTACAGGTATAGTAACTAATTTCGCACTACTTGCTACTAAAGTAAGTGCTTTTACCACAGTTGTTACTGGTATGTCTGCTCCTATCGTAGCGGCTACCGCAGCCTTTGCTTCAATGTATTTAAAACTAAATGATCTAAGTCTAGGTTATGATAAAGCTGTAGGGTTTACTATTAAATTTAAAGATTCTCAAGTAAGTCTTACAAATTATCTAGAGTCTGTAGTAGAAGTAGCATTAAAAAACATAGTTAATATGTATGATAGACTTACTAATGCTTTCGGAAAATTAACTATACAAGGAACTAACGGAGAAACATTATGGAGAGGTTTGCTTCCAGGTTCTGTATTATTAGATAATTTAAAACTTGTTGAAACTGGTATATATAAAATAGTAGCAGCATTATCTACTTTAAAAGACGTAGGTATAAGAAATCTTGGAACAGACGATGCTTTAACCAAATATAAAAAGACTTTGGAAGAACTTCAAAATTTCTCTCCTATAATAGATCCTGCTTTAAAGAAAGGTACAGAAGATATACTTGCACAACTTAATGGAAAACAATACGATGATGTTCTAGAAGCTATAGCTTCTGGACAATTAAAAGCAACTAATGATATTGTTACCGCTTTGAAGGGAATAGGTAAACCTATACCAGCTACAGCAATAAGTGGAACTGGCTTAGATGGAAATGAAACAACTCTTGTCGGAGAAACAAGTAATAAGCGTCTTTCAGATGCTATAACTAAAGAAAATAATTTGCTAAAGCAGAGTATAGATAATATAAATAATACAGCGAATCTACGTAAGATTGCTATAGAAAACACACTAAAGAATTTAGATTTTAATCAAGCTAATCCACAACTTGGTAAAGCTGAGACATTAAGTGCTTATGATAGCAAACGACTGGCTCTAGTTAAGGAACTTAACGCTATAGAGCAACATGTTACTCAAGAAACACTAAAACAAACTCTACACACTAAAGAAAATATAACACAGTTAGAACGAGAATTAGACTTATCTAAAGCCCGATCTACAGAGATTATCCGTGCCATACGTTTACAGGAATCAGGTTCTAGAGATAGAACAGAGAAAAGTGATAGAGCAGCAGCCGGTAGTAAAGCAGACCCTTCCTATGGAGCTATGCAAGTAACTAAAGCTGCATGGATGGCTACTGGTCGAGCAGAAATAGAGTTTAACAAGGAAAAATACGAAGAACTTGATAAAGCCGGTCAAGAATATTTTAAAAAGCAAGTCGATAGATTTAAAGACCTACGTGTAGCACTTGCAGCGTATAATCAAGGCCCTGGAGCTGTTGCTAAAGTATATGCAGATGTAGGAGTGAAGATAGGAGATATAGACGAAGAGGAGCTTAAGAAAGTCTATGCTAAATTCACGCCATTGATGAAGAAGTATTCTAGTGAAGTTATAGCTAAACTTCCAGCCGACAAGGTAGGTAATGAAATTATATCTAAACAAACAGAGGTATACTCATTAAGACAACAACAAGCAGAACAACAGTTACAAGCACAACAAAAGATAACTGAAGAACAGCAAAAGCAAACGGTAAACTTGCAGGCATATAAAACTGCACTCCGCGAACTTGAAGCTACTGCTTTAGAAAGCCAAGGTAAGATAGTAGAAGCCGGTCAGATTCGTATAGCTTTAAAAAATGAAGAACTTGCTTTGCAGTATAAAGATAATGCTGAGGCTTTGAAGTATGTAGAAATAATAAAGAAGCAAGCATTAGTACAAAACTCTCTTATACCTATACAACAAAATATTGCAAAGATTCATACGTTAAATCAAGAACAGTATAACGATGCTATAAATAAGACAAATATACTCGTTCAGACAGGAGTAATAACTCAACTTGATGCAGCTTTTCAGCTTACAGCCGCTAATGAAGCTAAAATTGCAAGTATGGAAAAAGAACTACAACTTGAAAAAGAAGTTATGGCTGCTATGGCAAATGCTCCTACAACTCAACAAGATGAGCAAGCAGCTAAGATAAGAACTATGACAACGGAGTTGGAAAATCTAAAGCTTACAGCTAATGAAGTAGCACAGTACTTCAATACTCAGTTTGGTGAAGCATTCGATAATGCCTTTGGTAGTTTCCTCTCTGGAACACAGAGTGCTAAAGATGCCTTCAAAGGATTTGCTCAAAGCGTTATAGATGACATAGGTAAGATTATAGCCAAGGAGATTCGTCTTAAAGCTGTTCAAGGTATACTTTCTGTTATACAAGGGTTAGCTGGAGCTACAAGTGGAGGTAGTGCTGCGAATCTTACTTCCGATGGTGTAAAATACATTTCTGCTGCTGTTGATGGTGCTGCGGTATCTGGAATATCCAGTGCTTCTGGTACAGTGCTATCATCTCCTACATATTTTCCATCAGCTAAGGTTATACCTTTTGCTACTGGCGGTGTGCTTGCAGGAGAAGCAGGACATGAGGCGGTACTTCCGTTAAAGCGTAATGCACAAGGTAAACTTGGTGTAGTATCCGAGGGAGGGAATTCTTCTAATATCACCATACAGAGTCTATCTGTTTCTGTCGTCGAGAAAGAAGGTTCTACCTCTGAAGAGCAAGCTCAACTTATAGCTTCTATGATACGTACACAACTTATAACTATAACTAATCAAGAAATGACTAATTCTATGCGGTCTGGTAATATGTTTAATCAAACCTCTATAGCTTCAGCTTTTTAAGGAACTTATATGACTGCTCCAGCACTACCTTTACCTACACATCTTACAGCTGAAAGTAATAGTCTTCCTTCCGACCATAGAGTTTTATCTGCTCAATTTGGGAATGCATTTCAACAAGTAGCTAAAGACGGGTTTAACGATATTATAGAGCATTGGGAATTATACTACCATCCTATGGAGGGAAGTGAATTAACTACTGTGTTGAATTTTCTAAACTCTGTAGGTACAACTGTATGGTTTACCTGGACACCTTTTGGGGAGGTTACAAGTAAAAAATGGCGAATTGACAACAAAAGTATTAAGAAACCAATGTTTAACTTTACAAAAATGCGGATTTCATTTACAATTACCCAAGTATTTGATCTTGGCACATAGAGTATACTAAATGTCTGCAATAGTTATTGAAGGTAATAAGCTTAATCCAGATATATATCTGGAACTATTTGACTTTGATGCTACTCCCATCGGAGGAACAATATCTTATTATACAAACACTCCTACTGGTGGTGGTGTAAATCCTATTACATGGAAAACAAATAATTATTATCCTTTTCCCTTCGAACTCCAAGGAGCGGAACAAAAAGCGGATAGTTCAGCTTTACCAAGACCTACTATAACTGTATCTTCTGTAAATACAGTCATACTTGCTGCTATAAGAACACTTGGTGATCTTCGCGGAATGCAAATTACAAGATATAGAACATTCTATAAGTTTACCGATAATGGAAATTCTCCGAACTCGACTATGCACTTTCCTATCGATGAATGGACTGTTATTAGAGAACCTATGATAACAGCTAATGCTGTACAGTTCGAATTAGGCTATTCGCTGGACAGGCAGGGTTTAAAACTTCCTAGAAAACAAATACTTGTAGACCCTACTCCTAGAAATCCTTCTGGATTTCCAGGTGTTTCAAGACTACGTAGAAGATAATAATGGTAAATTTTGAAATTTTTAAAGCGCATATTATAGAATGCTACCCACAAGAAGGTTGTGGGTACATAGTAAGCGGTTTTTTCTATCCTGTAGAAAATATTCATACTAACCCTACAGAGAATTTTCTATTTCCAGAAACTATAGCACAGAAACTATGTTTTAAAGATTACAAAGTTATCCATAGCCATACAATGGAGTCATTTAGAGATGACCCTAGAATACCTTCTTATACAGATATGCAAGGACAACAGATAACTCAAGTACCTTGGGGTATAGTACATTGTGATGGTGAGACTGTTACAGATATTCTATGGTTTGGAGAAAAGATTTCTCCTGAACTTCTCGGTAGAGACTATATATCTAATGTCTACGATTGTTTTACCTTAGCAAGAGACTTTTATAGAAAAAACTTTTCTATAGATTTTGGTACTCATCCTAGACCAGTTGATTGGGAAACATGGAATCCGCATTATATAACTCAAAATTTTGTAGATCAAGGGTTTTACCAAACAGATAAACCAAAAGTAGGAGATGTGCTCCTATTCTCAATAGGCAGTAGATATATAAATCATATAGGAATATATACTGGAAATGATACCTTCATACATCATTTATATAAACGTAAATCTTGTGAAGATAAGCTTTCTAAATGGGAAAAGAATTTATACTACATTCTAAGGCATAGAGATGTTAAATAAACAAAAATATACTATATATTTTCATGGATTACTTGGTAAGGTTTATGGTATACAAAGTAATGAGGTTTATGGTAGAAATATACAAGAAGCCTTCTCGTGGCTTTCTGCTAGATTCGGTACTGGTTTTAGGGAAACTATACTCCAAGGTTCTTGGCATATAACACAAGGAACAAGGGAATCAGAGATTCTTTCTGAAACGGATAATTTTATACCAGAAGATCTTATAACTTTTCCTATAGAATCTACGGAACTTCATATATTTCCAGCTATTACAGGTTCGGGTCGAGGTGTAGGGCAGATTGTAGTAGGTGTTGTACTCTTAGTAATTGCAACTGTTGTTACCTTTGGTGCGGCTTTAGGCGTAGCAGGAGCTTTAGGAGCTGTGGGCGTTACTGCTGGATTTTCTGCTACTACAGCTATGATTGGTCTTGCAGGTGCAGCGGCTTTAGCTCAAGGCATTATGCAAGCTACGTCAGCTACACCTACAATGAATGATTATGCTGCTGCTGCTGGAACAGATCCTAAAGCTAGTTTTTTATATAATGGTATTGTGAATAATACAGAACAAGGTGTTCCTGTTCCATTAGTATATGGATTGCATTTAACAGGTTCTACTGTAGTATCTTCTGGACTTGATGTAGAACAACTTCTTGATGGTTCCGCCTTTAACTAAAAGAGTCTATGATGCGTACTAAAAATCAAAACGACCGTTTTAAAAGATATAAGTATTTTTCCGAAGACTATAGAGTAAATACATTAGATGTAACTGTTGAGGATTATCCAGAATATACTATAACAGGTTCAGGAGGAGGATGTTTTCCTGCTGGTACATTAGTACGAACTGCTCACGGATATAAACCTATAGAGACTTGTCAATCTGGTGATATGATAATTACCTATGATAGATTTGGAGAATTAGAACATGGATATGTAATAGAATTAAAGACTCACGAGTATAGCGAGTATCAAGATGATTTATATTTTATCTATAGTGGTGAAATATCTCTATTTCCAAAGGGTATAACAGGTAATCATGCAGTTTTCGACTACATTACAAAAGAGCATAAAGAGATTAAAGATTTCTCTATAGGAGATAATCTTGTTTCTTTGGAAGGAAATCTTATAGAAATCACAGATATAGTTATTACCGTTCATGAAGATATTCCAGAGGAATCATCTGTATATAATCTTATAGTCGAACCACAACATACTTATCTAGTAGGAGATGGGCATAGTTTTATACGTGTTCATAATGGCGGCGGTGGAAAATCTCCTTCTGCTCATGTAGCTGTAGAAGATGTTAACACACTACAAAGTACTACTTATGCTCGTAGTCTTGAAGTAGTATCTCATGGAGAAATAGAAGAAATTGTAGGAGGACCTAGAGGATTCTATCTTAATGGAACTGTTTTACAAAATTCCGACTTATCTTGGAACTTTCAAGGAGTTTCTTTTGACTATAGAGCTGGGACAATTAGTCAAACTGTTATACCAGGATTTGAAGTTACTGAAATTGAAGATACTGTTTTAGCCGCAGCACCTATAGATATAACTGATTTAACATTTGCTACTAGAGATCTACCAACAGCAAATGTAGATAGTGCAAGAATAACACTTCGTTTTCCACAAGGTCTTTCAATATATTACAAAGATCGTGGCGATTTAAAAGGTCATTTTGCACGAATTCTTATTTATACTAAAGCAACTGCTTTATCTGGATGGAATCTTGTTTTAACAACACAACCTGAAGGAAAAACTACATCTCCTTGGGAAATAGACTTTCGTATAACTGCACCAGCTGGGCAAAAAATATATGCAATACGCGTAGATAGAGATCAAAGTGATGATAATGCTTACGGAGATCCAAATGTCATTGTACATTCTATGTTCCAGTTGGCACGTATAACACAAATACTTCATTCATCTATTTCATATGATAGAATTGCTTTAGCTGCTTGTAAAATAGATGCTAAGGCTGTAGGATATCAAATACCTACACGCTCATATATGGTTAAAGGTATTAAATGTAAAGTTCCTGTTGGATATACTCCAACAACAAGAGTATATACTGGAGGATATTGGGATGGTGTTAGCTTTAATACTTGGTGGACAGATAACCCAGCTTGGATACTTTATGATATTATTACAAACGTAGAATATGGTTTAGCTGACTATCTAGGACAAAGTATAGTTGTCGATGAGTTGGCCTTTTTCGAAGCTGCTATGTATAATGATTGTGTTACATGGAATGGTAGTACATACGTAACTAATCTTATACCTAATGGACAAGGTGGTTTCGAAATAAGATATAAAATGAATGTTGTTATAGCCGTACAACAAGATGCTTGGCAATTATTACAAGCAATAGCTTCTTGCATGCGTGCATTAGTAGTTATAAAAGGTAATCAAATATCTCTTATACAAGACAGGCCAAAAACTTCTACTAGATTATTTACAACCTCAAATGTTTTAAATGGTTTATTTACATATTCTACCTCTGAGGCTTCTACCACAGCGACGGCTATAAATTGTACTTTTAGTGATGAAGCTGATAGATTTCTTCCTAGAGTTATAACAGAACCTTCTCAAGCTACTAAAAATCAAGGATGGTATAATGACGCAGATTTAAAATTTGGTTATAATGTAAAAGATATTATTGCCTACGGATGTACCACTGAGAGTCAAGCCCGTAGAATGGCTAAATGGGCTTTATATACTGAACTAGAGCAAGGAAAAACTATAAGTTTTGGACTTGCTCTGAATGTAGTTGACTTATCTCCAGGAGATATAGTTTCTATCATTGATGATAAATATATAAGTCAAGAAAACAAGTTCTTATCTGGACGAGTAATCTCTATCAGCGGAACAACTGTTAATCTTGGAAACTCAGTTACTCTTATAGGAGGACATACATATACATTTAGTATAATGGCTTTAGACTATAGTTCTATGCTTGAAAGAACTATAACTACCGGAGCTGGAACTTGGGATATATTGACATTAAATTCAGCTTTACAGGCTGGCGACTATACTAATAGAGATTTCTTCTGCTATTCGACAGGTTACATAGATCCACAACAATACCGTATAAGTAAAATTGTAGAAGTTGAAAAAGGTAAGTTTACAATCATTGGTAGTCTTTACGATGAACAGAAGTATGCTGCTATAGAAAATGGATTATCTATTATACCTAAAAGTTATACCCCTCCCGTTCCATTATACTTACCTCCTGTATCTAATATACAGTTTTTTGAACGTTATTCAAATGACGGGATAAATTCAAATAATTTTATAGAAGTACGTTGGCAATGGAATGAAAATCATGCAATAAAAGGACAAGTATTATATCGTATACGCTGGAAACGTGATAAAGGAGAATATCATACGGCTAGTAATGTTATAACTAAAGATTTTCATATTCCTGGTACTATTCCCGGAATATATAATATTATTATAGAAGTTGAATCTGTACAAGGAAAACGTTCACAGCCTGCATATGGCACATATAATTATAGAACTGCTTCAGCACCATCTACGCTTGAACCTCCTCTAGAATTTTACGTAGCTGGAATAACTGGAACGAATTTTACTGGAACACATATACCATTAACATGGAAGTATAACACAGCTAATGATGATAAAACAGATACATTACTTGATTATATTCTTGAAGTCTGGAACACCTCTGGTGCTACAAAGCTTAATACATTCCGTATACGTGCAGATGTTGCAAAATTTCTAGCAGATGGGGTTACACCTAATCCATTCTATCGTGGAGGTAAATTTAATTATACCTATGAACAAAATAGAAATGACTATACTACTCCTAGTCGTAGTGTGCAGTTTCGTCTATATTCGCGCGATATGGTTGGAGATAAATCTATCGCCTCTACTAAGACATTTACTAATGGAGTACCTGCACTTACCACATGGACAGTAAATCCTGCATTTGATTCAGTCTATATAAACATAACTCCTTCAACTGAAGTTGATATTGCAGAATATATAATTTATCGTGGAACATCCGCCGGATTTGTTAAAGATATAAATAGTATAATCTATGCAGGTAAAGATACTTATATAAACTACTTCGCTTCTGCTGGAACTCCTTACTGGTATGCTATGTCCGTAGTAGATACATTCGGCCGTAGTGGGGCGTTAATTTCTACAGAGATAAATGTATCTGCTGTAGGTGCTGATCCAGATACATACACATACGATGGACTAGATTTTAAACCTAATGATCCTTTATCAAATAGAGTGTCATGGACTGCATTTGTTGTTACACGTACAACAACCTCAGGTGTACAAACTTCGTGGAATGTTACTGCTGGTAATACTGCTTATACTACAGGGGTTTTATACTTATACTACGTTCCAGGTTTAACAACGTTATCATCCAATACAAGTCTACTTGCAGCTATTACTGCTGGAGGGAGAGTACTTGCTACTTATCAAGGTGGTACGGTATTATATACTGAAAACGGTAGAGCATTTACATCTGGAGATATGATTCTTGCTGGTACAGTGGGAGCTAATGCACTTATCACTAATACAGCTGTTATAACAAACGCAGCACAAATTGGCAACGTTATCGAGAGTTCTAATTATAATTGGAACCCAATTACTCCTGCATATTCTGGATGGAGATTAGATAAGAATGGTTGGTTACAAGTAACGGGTATAATTGTACGTAATGCAGCAGGGCAACTATTGTTGTCTTCTGGAGTAGATGAACATCCGTCTACTGGAGGTACAAATACTACAACAAATAATCTTACTATTCTTGAAGCCTCATATCTAACTATGCTTACAACGGCTAGTTCTAATGCAACTGCTGCTAAAGCTGCTACAGATGACATAGCTAATGATAGTAGATTTACTCCTACGGAGAAGAAAGAGAAACGAGTAGAATGGGAGGGTATAGCTAAAGAACGTCCTGTGCTCGAAGATCAAGCTAATAAATATGGTAGTTCTGTTATCAATACAGCATTATCCACATATCAAACAAAGTTTAATGCTTTAGCTGTATACTTAAACGCCAACGTAGCATGGACACCAACTGGAACTGGAGCAAATTTATATCTTTCTCCTATACCTTCTAGGATAAATGATACAAATATCTCTACTACAGATGGTATAACAAAACCAACATTTATACTAAAATATCGTGAGTTTTATGATGCAAAATCTCTTCTTCTTAAAACTATATCTGATGTAAGTGACGATAATCGTTTAGCTGCTAAAGCTATAGCTGATGCTGCTAAACTAGATATAGATAAGATGGCGGATGATGGTAAATTTTCGCCTGTTGAAAAAGTTCGAAAACGGGCAGAGTGGGATGCAATTATATCAGAAAAAGCTTTCCTTGAAGCGCAAGCAACCTCCTATGGAATAACTACTGAGAAAACTACATATACGAATGCTGCTATAGCTCTTCGTATATATCTCAACGGAGGAACTGGTACAGGTTGGACTACATCTATACCTTTATGGCTTAGTACAAGCCTTACAGATGGACTTACTGTCTTTACTACCATAGTAGCTAATGATTTCCGTACAAATTGGAAAAACTACTATGATGCAAAGCTTGCCTTGCAGAATAAATTTCCAGATACAGCTATTATAACTGCTAATGCTGCTATAACTGCAACTAATGAGATGGCTTCCGATGCAGCATTTACTCCTGTAGAGAAGAAAGCAAAGCGTGTGGAATGGATTTCTATAGCAGAAGCTAGACCGTTACTTGAGTCCCAAGCTGCATTATATAGTATAACAACACAGTTAACAATGTATCAGTCGAAATTTGATGCTTTAGCAACGTATCTTAATGAGAATATATCTTGGAGTCCTACTGATACAATACCACCGATAGATTATACTTTACCTACTCCTACTCGTATAGATGATACTGGTATACTTACTACAACTGTTATCGGGCCAAATACTTTTAGACTTCGTTATAATGAATACTACAAAGCAGTTGTAGACCTGCAAAAAGCAATTACTGATAAAGCCAGTGCAAATATAACTCTTGCCGCGACTACTGCTAATTGGGATTCTGTCACAGGCATCCCTTATGCGACTGTCTATAACAATGATGACTCCGCTGCATTAGGCTTTAATCCTACTTTTGCTGAATGGACTGGTACTAGTGGTACTACTTGGCCTACTGGATGGGCATCTTATAATGGCTCTGCTGCTCCTATACGAGAAACTTCTATTGTCCGTGTTGGACGATACGCAGTACGTTATAATAATGTTACAGGAGTTAATGGAGGAACTACTGCATCTGTAGATGTTGAACTTCCTATTGGAACCTTTATAGGTGGTTCAGTAGATATATATCTACCAACTAGAACCTCCGGCCTGCCGGGACTTCTTATACGTTTATATACAAATTCTGCAAAGACTACTTGGGTTGATACTATGGTACAACCTACGTTCTTAGTCTCTTCTGTAGGAGTATGGATACGTACACCATTTACTGCACGTGCTCCTGGAAGTTATATTTATGGTATAAGAATATATCTTATGGCTTCTTATGGAACTTTTCCTTCTGGAGCATTTACTGGTAGCGTAATCTTTAGTAATCTTCGTTTTGCTTTATTCGATAATTCTACAGATAACTCTACAATATCTATAAGCTCCAATGGACAACTTAATGGAGCGGGTGGTGGTAGTGTAACTGTAACTGGTCTTGGCTTTACAGAATCACCTGTTACTATCTCTAACGCTGTTGTAAACTATAACACATCTAATGATAATTTAGCCTCTGCTATATCTGCACCTACTATAGATTCAACCGGGCTTGCTATAGATCATACAACAACTACTGATAGTTCCGCTAGTATTAGTTTCGAGTGGGTTTGGTCTGGAACAGAAGCAAACATAGATGGTTTTCAAATATTTGTACGTAGAAATATTAAACTTTCTACTATAGTAGATGGTGTGATTGATGTAAATCCCACTAATGATACTATAAACTATCCTACAGCTCATAATTTTATAACTGGATGTAGTATTATATATACATCCAATGGTGGTGGGACATCTATTGGAGGTCTTACTGTAGGGACAAGATACTTTTGTATTAAAGTAGATTCGTTGAGTTTCAAACTCGCTACAAGTCTTGCAAATTCCGCCGCTGGAACATTTATACAACTTACCGCTGGTACAGGTGCAAGTCATACTTTTACCGGCTGGAGAAGTTTTGCTATTACTGGAACTTCGAATGAAGAAGTAGTATTTGTAGCTCCAGCAGCTAAACGAGCATTCATCCTCTACGGCTGTCCTGCTGATAGTGGATATTGTTTCGGTGTTCGCGCTTATAGAAAAGTTAATAAGAATATCGACGCCTCTGGTGTTATATATTCTGCTATAGTTTCTCCTATAAATACTGGTACTATAGCAGAATCTCCTTATGTCCCTGGTATATCTATCGCATTTTCTGGTGATGTTACTGGAACAATCGATGGAGATGCTGCTAATACAGTTGTAAAACCGGCTAATCCTATAAGCCCTTCTAATGCAAGTACTTATATATTAAACGCTTCAATACAAACAGCACATATAGCTAATCTAGCCGTTACAAATGCTTTAATAGAGAATCTTGCAGTTGGTTCTGGTAAGATAGCGGCACTTGCTGTAACATCTGGTAAAATAGCTGATCTTGCAGTAAGTACTTTAAAAATTGCAGGTAACGCTGTGACAGTCCCAAGTCTTGTAACAGCAAGTTTTGTTGTTGCAGGTAATGCTGGGTATCAAAGTGTTCTAAATCTAACGATAAACAATACCGCTACAGTAGCAATGACAGGATTTCTATTTTTTAGTTGCCGTCAAGGTTATTCAGCAGGAGTAAAAACCTCTGGATTTCGTATATATGCAGGCGCTACTATAATTCTTGACTACGGAACTACAACTGCGTATAATGACTATCCAAACCTATCATGTCAATATACTATTCCGGCCAGTACCAGTGTGACTTTTGCTGCTCAGTTTTTTGGACAAGATGGTACTGTGACAATAGGACAACGAAACTTAATGTTTTTAGGAGTTAAACGCTAATGGCTTTAGGAACTATATATAATACATCTACAGGAGAGATTTTAAGAAATCTCGATATGGTAGAAGAATATTTTATAGATCAAGTGCAGTCTGGTGAATCTTTATATAATGATTACGCAGACCCAAATTTGATGTATTTTATATCAAATCTTCCTGTATTTAAAAATACAAATCCTTCAACTATAGATACAACAACTATTACAGCTAATGGTAGTTCTACTGCTACAATTTCATCTATACCTAATCCATCGACAGCTTTTTTTACTGTACCAGAAGGAGCAAACCCAATCGATTCTACAACTATAATTGATGGAACAATTGCTTTTAGTTGTAATACAATAGGAGAATATACTATAACCTTATCTTCAATACCTCATCTTACTGAAACTTTCACAATAACAGCGAGTTAATATGGCAACTTTTATAGCAACCGATATAGTGGCACCTACGCTTTCAGGTCTCACAGCCGATGGTAATCAACGTAATCCAGGCATTCTGCTCAATTGGACTGTTCCGAAATCTACGATAATGTTTGCAACTGAGATATGGGCTAGTCACACTAATAACAGAGCACTAGCTACGCTTATAGATACAGTAGTTGGAACCAATCACTATACCCATTTTCCGCCAACAAATTCAAATTACTACTACTGGATAAGGGCTGTTACTATATTTGGCAAAGCCTCCGGTGCTTGGTATCCTACAAGTTCAACTGGAGGAGTTCTCGGAAACGATGCTAGGCCATTTGTAACTCATGATCTTACTGACCCTAATCCGGCACTTATAAATGCTAATGGCGCTTGGCAAGATGTTTTGACATTATATGCCTATAACCCAGGCACAGATACTTCTCTTGCTATGGAGGGAACTATCGTAGTAGGATTAGATTTAAGCTATGCGGGGGCTGTAACAGTTGACTTCCGTTGGAATTGCGACAGTCCTACAAATGTCATCTATGACTATAGCACAATTACGTCATCGAGCGGCTCAGTTATAGATCATCCATGCTTTACATTACCTATTTATGTGCCCGCAAATACCGCTTTAATATCCCCACATTCCTACAAACTTCAATTTAGAGCTACTAGCGGGCTTGCTTCTATTAGTCGTCAAGGTGCGTCGTTTTCTTGGGATTACCCGTTCTTCTGGCCTGCTTAAAGGAATTTTATGTATATCTCCGAGGAACAACTACATCTGATGCTACCAAATGCAACAGATAGAAACATAGCTAAGTTTATTATACCTATAAATGACACGTTAAAGGAGTTTAATATATCCACACCATTGCGGATTGCAGCTTTTATCGCGCAGGTAGGGCATGAAAGTGGACATCTTCGATATGTCGAAGAGCTTGCATCTGGTTCAAACTATGAATTTCGAGAAGACCTCGGGAATTTAGAGTTCGAAGCATTGCAAATCGCCCATGCAAATTATACAACAACTGGAAAACTATATAGGGGACATGGTCTTATACAAATAACAGGATACTATAACCATAAAGCAGTAGCTGAGGCTCTCGGTATAGACTGTCTTTATCATCCTAAATTACTTTGTGAGCCTGTCAACGCCGCCCGTAGTGCTGGTTGGTATTGGGATACTCATAATTGTAATCCTTTAGCCGATGTATGTCTTTTTAAGAAGATAACAAAGGCTATCAACGGCGGTTATAATGGCTTAACTTCTCGCGAACGACTATATGATAACTGTCTTAAAGTAATTACATAAATAGAGAACAAAATAAAAAAACTTATACTGCTTGCAGCCTTTACAGGAAAATAAAATGTCCAGACTACCTCCAATAAACCTATATTCCTACTATGTATTGTTTCCTTATACTAAAGAAGTAAATAAATCTCATTAAATATGCTTACATCTAGTTGTTTGTTAGAAGAAATCGAAGCAGATAAGATTGTTATTATTAGAGTCTTTGATAATAACAACCCTGTCTATGGAGAGAAATATAAATTTTTTACTGTAGGAGCTATAACAGATAAACATGTGCATATAATAGGACTATATGAACCTAATATAGCTCTTCGAGACGTTAAAACATTCTTAGCAAAGCTTAAAGAGACCTATGGTGTAACTACATATTCTTGGGAACATAAGGGTAAGAAGATATATGGTACAT